AGATTTGTGTAAAATATCTTCTACCAGCAGCGAAATCTATTTGAGATGATAATCCACCACCATCGTAGTTGTTACCATCTTGTGGCATTGCAAAGTTCCAGAAGTTATTGGTTGTAGTTTTATATTGTCTTGCTGGAGATAATGGAGATATGAATGTTCCACCTCCACCACCACCTGCAGCATCAATAACTATATTGTTACTTCCAGCTGCGTTTGTAATAGTAATATTAGTACCTGCTTCTAATGTAAGTTCTGAGTCTCCATAGGTACTCTCCAATATAATAGAAACATCATTTCCGTCTTGTGCTGATGAAAGTTCGTATGGTGCAACAAAGACGTCTAATGTGTTAGCGCCTACTGCTGTGTCCATTACTATATTACCATCACATTGGAAAGTTACTTCCTGTATTGGTGAACCGTCACTTGCTTGAAGCGTTATTACACCATCTGGTACACTTTCATCTACACCTAATGTATATGTTGTGTCAGTTCCTGATATACCTGTTACGGTAGCAGCAGTGAAATCTTGTGATCCACTGTATACCATTCCTCCTGTTCCCACTTGTACAGGTAAATCGTTCCCTAAACCATCTTGTAACGTTTTAGGCGTTGCATTGATTGGTTGCTCGTCGTTTGTCTTGATAAGACCATCATAGGTATTATCAATTTGTTTTCCTGTTAGTGTTCCCATTTAGTTTAGTCTAAATATGTTTGCTGTTCCTGTTTGTGCTGTTACTTTTACAACTCTTACTGGTATAAATCCAGCAGTGAATGCTATAGTAACTGTTTGCCCTCCACCTGTTTCGATAGTTAGTGTATCATCAGCGTCAATATGTAATGCAGATTCTTCAAATGCAGTTGCACTTGGAGTTACAGCAAATATGTTTTGAGGTAATGCCGTGTCTAATCTATCTGAAGCAGCTTGGATGTAGCTTGATTCTCTGTTTTGTAGTCCCATAATTTGATTGTGTATTATTTACAGTATAAGATATACTTATTAGTTCGATTGTTTTAGTTTTGCTACTGCATCGATAATCGTTTGACCCCCGATGTAAATAGCACTGATTGTTACCCAGTCAGATGACGTTACGTCTCCGAACAAGGTTAGTAATGTAGCGATAACGAAAACCATTAGTTTTCTACTTGAATATCTCGCTAGAAATTTATCTATTGTTCCTTTGCTCATTTTTGTTCTTTTGTTTAGAGAAGTATTGTGATAACTTCTTTATGTTTTCTTGTGTACTTTTAGTAGAGTGGGATATTGATTGATCCTTCTGAGTTGTCGCAGTCATCGCAGTATTTATTTAGGTTTGTTCCAGGCATTGCTAATCCAGTAAAGTAAGACGTTCCTCTTCTTGGTGCCATACCATCTTTATTAGTATATGATTGATATTCTGGATAATCTTCTTGATAAGCGTTTAGAAAGTCTCTTAGTCTTTCATTATAGAATTGTGCTGTATTGTTTACTTGATTCATCAAGAATTGTACTTCTTCTAATGCAATAGTTTCTCCAACTTCTGATGTACCACTCATAAGACCTTTATTAGTAGTCTTATATTTGATATGAGGCAACGCAAGATAATAAGTATAGTAAACTATCATATTCGCTACATAGTCATCTAGAAGTGTCTTATATGCTTGAGGGATTGGTGTACCGTTAGTTACTAAATTGTTTACATATTCCTTCAAAGCATTATACAACTTAGTTCCCAATGTAGATTGGGCGTACAGATCCTGACTTTGGATGACGTAAGGATATAAGATTTCTGGATCAACGTTTTGATCTATTCCTGTAAAGGATTTTAGTTTGTCTTCTGTAATAAATAAAGTTGTCATATTAGTCTTGTGTTTCGTTTGGTTGGATTATATCTTGTGGAGCTCCTTCAACGTTTACTGTATATAAGATCTCTGCTGGTTCAACTTCTAGTTTTACTGTTCTACCAGTTTGATTGATAATCTTACTAAATGTCTTTACCAATTTCTTTTGCATAGGTACAATAACAGTTCCCATAAATTGATTGTATGCTGTTTGAATTTCATCTGCATTATTTGAGAAACCTGCAGCATCTTTTATACCTAATAGTAAAGGACTGGATATGCGATGCGAAGTCAATATGGATTGAGATAACCTGGCAGAAAGCGTGATATAATAATCATCATTCGCATTTTCAATTGCTTGTAAATCTGGTTCTCTTCCTGGTTCTGAGAAGTTCACGAAAAACTTTCCTGCGTTATCTTCTCCTGCAAATGTTTTTTCAATATCTCGCCATATCGAGGTTTGTTCGTCGGCTGTTGGAATTCCATTTTTGAAAGTCAACATCATAGAAGGAGCAAGTCCCTGCTGGAGATTAGATCTGTGAAATCTCGAAACTCTTGCATCGGTATCGATATCGTTTATAGCACCGACGTAAGAAGGTAAAGGATAATAGAAATTACCTACAGTATAATCAAAACAGTAGTAAACTTGATTAGCGTCTTCACCTTTATTATCTGTAGGTGAATATGCTTTGTAGGCTACGGGTTTGTATTTTCTATGCTGTGCCCAGTTAGATGAGTAGTAATAGTGTTCTACATCTTCGTCTTCATTTAGAACTCCTGATCTTACGTTATTGAAAGGCAAATGATATACCTCCGCGATCGTGCTTCCGTCTCGTGACCAAATGACATTCAAACTATATCCTCCAAATAATACATAATCTGTAGTTATCTTAGCGAATATTTCATCTATAGTTTCTCCCTTTTGGTTGATGAATTCATCTCCAAAATATTTGAAACCTTCTCCTGTTATTGCATCTACTTTAGCTTCTATCGCCGTATGGTGCATTGCTGAGTTATTGAATAACTCTATTAGTAAATCTGGGTATAAGTTATTAGACCCGAAATCTATCCAATCTTTTCCTTTTTTCTCTACGATCGCTGGCAATTGAATTGCTTCGAACGATCTAGAATTGAATGCGTATCTTTGTTGCATATTATGAATTGTATATTACGTATGATTTTGCAGTGTTAGGTTCAGTAGTATATTTTACTGTTTCTGGTTCTGTTCCTCTTTGCATATCAACTGTTGTTGTTGATTTTACTTTGGTTTGTCCATTCTGTAAAAGAGCCCATTCAGTAGCATCGAATGGATCTGTGTTCCAATCTAGATTTAGATAAGATCCCCATATTTCATAGTCATATAAACCTGAACGTAATCCGTTTGCTATATCAAGACCTCCAGCAAATGCCCAAGGATTGATTGTAAATTGTGAATATCTTTCGTTTGATAAATCTAATTGAAGTGGTAATAACCATGAAGTTCCTCCTTCATATTGTACCTCTCTGTTTGTATATCTACTAATAAGCTGTAGTCTATAACTAACATATCCTAGTTGATAAAGTGTGTTTATACCACTAAGATCTCCATCAACACAAACTCGTGTGTTGAATGCTTTATCTTCTGGTATATCTGTGTCTCTAAAGTATAATGTCATATAGTATTTATCTAAATTTCTTTTACTATAATAAGATATACTTTGAGTTGCAATTGTAATTAGACAAAAAAAGAGGTAACATTTCTGCTACCTCTTTCTGACATATATAAACAGTCCTAAGACTGGAAGAGTAATAACTTACTCTCCAACGAATGCGGCTTCGCACTCATATGATGGATCAGGCTCTAAACCTGTCAACGTGATTTCTCCCCCGTTGCGATCTCCATATGCAGTTCCTGTTGCTGATGATCCAGCAGTAAGTTCCGCACCTCTGGTTACTCCACAACTCCAGAATTTTGAGTTACCATCTTTGATGACAACTAATAATTTTGGGTTCTGAGCCAAAAGTTTGATTTGATCTCTCTTTACGCTTTCCATTTTGTTGAATACCATAAGAGCGTCTTGTTGATAAAAAACTGTACCCGCAGTGTTATCTGCATTGATAGTTTCTGTAAAACTTGACGACTGCTTTGGCACTTCGTACTTATAGAATGTGATAGCAACTGGAGTTCCTCCAGCGTCTAATGAAACGATTTTTCCATCCACATCAGTGGTAATAGTATCGTAAGTCGGTAAGTCCGCTATATAAAGATAATCTATTCCACCTTGTGAATCTTTACAACCTAATGTTAGGCCTGATGTAATTGAACAACTCATAATTTATTGGTGTTTTTTTTAGATTAGTTTTATATTATAGTGTACCGTTCTTAGCGAATTTAGTTACGTCCGTTACGCCTAAACCGATTCTCCAAGCTCCCATTACTCTAACTTCGTCATTATCTGCCGAGTAGAATATTTTTAGCTCATCGAAATCATCTTCTAAACCAACTCCTACTACTAAGTCTTTCAAAGGACCAGCAATAAAAGATGCTCCTGTTACAGCTGGGTAAGCAGCGTCTGCAGAAAAACCTGATGATTTGATTACTCTGAAATCTGTACCTGGCATTACTAATTCTGTGTTAGAGTTAGTATCTGCTGGGTTGAAGTGGAATAAGTTTTGAGAGATTAGTGCTCTTCTCAACATGTTGTAGTATGCTGGTGCAACGATAACTCCTAAATCATCTCTGTCTAATACAGATGAAGGAACTGCGTCGATCAAGTCCATAACATCAGCAACAATAGTTTGTGCGTTAGATGCAACAGTTTGTCCTGAATCGATTGCTCCGTTAGCAACTGAAACTGCTCCTAAGATAGTAGCTCCTAAGTAGTTTTCATTCCAGTTACGGATTTTCTCTACGAATAAGTTTGCAGTAACCTCTTCAAATGGAATTTCTTCCGCGTGAGCTGAAGCAGAAAGTCTGCTCGCAAGATAATAATCGCGAAGATCAGTTGGGCAAAGTGCTTGTTTTGTTTGTTTTTCTTGCATGTCAATTTCGACTTGTGAATAAGTCAAATTTCCTGCAGCGTTCCAACCACATGCTCTATCAGCAACAGAAATATCTGCGTCTAATAAATTGATGGTAGTCGTTCCGAATTTCAATCCTGAACGGATTGATGCGTACTCCATAACAGATGTTTGTAAAACTGCTTTCGAAATTAGATCGAAAGAAAGTTCATCACTCATCACCTGTAAATTTGCTAAATTGTAGCTCATAATAGTTTGTGTTTATTTTTGTTATTTAGATTTACGAATCTTTTGGATTCTTTCAATTGCATCGAATTTCTTAGCAGCGAATGCTTCTGCTTTTTTGATTGGCTTAGCAGCAGGTTCTTTAGAGAATGTATTGAAGTTTCCTTCCATTTCTACAACCTTTTCCTTTAGCTCTTTGATCTCTTCGAAGTAAGGCTTCATAGCTTCAACGATCTTTACGATCATTTCGTCTTCTTCCATCTCAACTTCTACTTCTTCTTCAAGTTCTTCTTTCTTGTCTTCTTCTTCCATTTCGACTTTTACTTCTTCTTCTACTTCTTCAGTAGCTTCTTCAGTAACTTCTTCGATCTGAGAGATAACACCAGCTTCGTCTACAGTGATAAGTCTATTTGACTCTGTCATGTGTTGTCCAGCGGGAGCTGGAATATCACCTTCTTCAGTCACAACAACTAGAGCTTTTCCAACCTCTAATTCGCCTTCAACTTTTACTTCTGTACCGTCAACTAATTTTTCAGATGCCATAGCGATTGCTACAACTTCTTCTTCAACTCCTAAGAGAACACGAATCTTTGTGATTGCGTTTGTTGCTGTCATGTACTAATAATTATTTTTAGTTTATTACTTAGACACTGAATGTGCCTTGAACATAATAAGATATACCTATGCACTAGAATGACAAAAGTTAGGATCCTATTGAAGACTTAGG